GAACAAATTAAAAGGACATATGGCCACCTTTATGAACAAAATATAATTGATGCATCTGATCTAATGAATAATACACTTCTAAATAAAATAAGCCCAAAACAAGCCCAGAGCGATTCAGACAATAAAAAAAGCCCTATAAATAAGGACTTTTAAAGTACTGGTGCGAGAGATGGGATTGTAGATGCTTATATATTAGAAGTAATATTAAGATATTAAACACCTATTATAGCCATTGTATGTTATTTACATTCTTTTAATAGGTGTATAAATTCCGATTAAATAAGCCCAATTTAGGCCCAAAAAGAAGCGCGCTAAAGCTCTTCTTTCATTTAGTTTCTTCTGTGATTTCTCCAAATGCACTTTCAAAAGCAGTTTTTAAAACTTTACCTTTAAGAGTCAAATAACCTTGGTCTCTTAATCTTTTATTGATGTTTTGAATAATTCTATTTGCACTACTTAAACTTAAACCAGTTATTGCAGCAATATCTTTTGCTCTATAAAACATAATACTACACCTCACTAAAAATATACTACTTATTCAACTCTACTATCGCCATTTCTAACATAGAAACTTCTACAAGGCCAATCTCACCATAACAATACCACTCATCAATTACATCCTCTATCAGATGTCTAACCAACTCTAGATCCATTTCATCACCCCCTGGTTATGGTTTTGGTATTTAATGGTTGGAGTTGGTTGTTTTTGCGGAGATTTTACATGAATATTATATTTATTTTATAAAATCCTTCCACTCAAAATGTTTACTAAGTTTATACTCTGCCTCTTCAACTGAGTTTAATAATTCAACTTTATTTCTCGAGTTAACTGGTTCAATAAATCCATGCGCATTTGCTTCTAGATAATTTGAACAAAAAGTTACATAAATAACATCCTCATCATTCTCATTTCTCTTTAAATCACAATAGTGTGCTATTTCTTTTATTTCAGCTTTTAATTTTTTATATTCGGATTGAATACTTGCTAATGAGTCTAACTCCCTCAAGGCATTCAATCTATCCATGTGTCCTACAATCACACTGGCCAGTTCTTTATTATTCATTTTTTTATATTCAATCATTTTTATCACTCCACCTCATTTTTAATCATTATATCATATTAGTGACAAAAAAAATAAGGAGCCGAAGCTCCTTATAACTATTACTCATTTATTTGTCTATTTTTTTCGATTCTTTCTTTTCTCTCACTGTTTTTTCCATATATAAATAATCCTGATAAAGTAGCAATATTACCGACAACTAAAGAGAAACCTGCCCAATTATTACCAAAACTAATATTACCCAATCCAGCGATTAAAATACAAATTGAAATTATCAAAGCATATCTTTGTCCACGTTTACTATTATCAACGTTAGACATCACAGCCATTTTTTCTATTTCCTGCCTATGCATTGATTGTGATTCAGCCATTTTCATTATTCTATCAGCTCCGTCAGGAATTATATCATTAAATTGCTTTAACATTTCAGGTGGTGGTATCGGGCCTGAATATTCTTCCTTAACAACTGTCTGTATAACATGTTTTCTTTGAACAGGTGAAAGTTTTTCTAACTGTTCAACTATTGCTATTTCGTTTTCATCCAGTTTTACTTGTTGTTCTTCTGCATTTTTCGGCTTAATTAGCTTGTCGATTTTCTTCTTTTTCTTCTTATTTTGAGTACTCATCAAGAGCATACCTCATATCATTACCAACAACTTGCCAATCTGATTTAAGTGCTTTGAAATCAGCTTCTTCAATTGTTTTAGATTCATTATATAGATTACCAGTAGCCCCAATATCTAAGATTCTTGAAATACCTCTTAGACATGACGGTTTAGCAAATAAAAAGTCTGTTCCCATTTTGAATTCCTCCTCTTAAAAATATAACAAAAATAACATTATTTCATAATAATGTTAAAAATTTAATACGAATATTGCTAAAAATATAATAATTTAGTTACATTTCTATATAAATAATATCAAAAAAGATACATTAAGTAAAGATTTTTAATGACATTATAAGACACTATGAAGCAATAGGAGACATTATAGCACAATATGGGTAATTAATTGTTCTTATAAACTCCAATAAAATCGTATTGATAAAAGGGAGCTTTCGCTCCCCTTCTTAAACTTACAAATCTTTAGGATTTATCCAATATATATACCCCTTGCCAATATTCCAGGCACCACTCTTATGCTTAATCATGATAGGATATGTCCCTCTAGGCACTATTCTAATCTTATTCTTGCCGCTAATTGCATCTGAAGCTGTTTTATAGCCCCATACTTGCTTAGTTATGGTTACTTGATTAGATGTAACTACAGTATTTACTTTAGTGATCATAGCAGGGTTAATCCAGTACAAGTAACCAGCTCCGATGTTCCATGCCCCTGAAGCATGTTTAATCATTATTGGATAGGTTCCAACCGGAACTACTCTTACTCTATTCCTATCAGCTAAAGCATCAGCTGCGGTTTTATAGCCCCAAACTGAACCTGTAATATCCACGGTCGAAGCAATAGGAGCTGGTGCCTTAGGAGGTGTTGGAATTGGGTTAAAGATTCTATTAATCAAGCTCATCTTATGTTTAACACCAACTACAAAGTTAGCCCAACCATTTGTCTCTGCTAGAATTCTAGCTGGACAGTTCTTACTCGAAAAAGCTTGATGAGGCTTTAGATCATTACATCCTGGTATAGATACTATCAATGAAGCTATAATAGACTGTCCGTTAGCTCTTGCTTGCAATACGTTTCTATTAACACATATCTCAACTGCAATATATCTTGAGTTACCTATACCATTAGCTCCATCACCTGCATGCCAGGCCGGTTCATTTAATGGCAATGTCTGTGTAATTGAATCATCATCTATGAATATGTGAGCTGATAGATATACCTTATCTTGGTTCTCTAAATTTTGAAGATAGAGAGCATGGTTTGTATCATTAGCTGTTGGACTAGAGTTTCCTGTTTCATGTGTTGCCACTCCAATAGGAATCATTTGAGTTCCTATTCTTCTCACGTTCTTTATTCCACTAGGTTGAACTATATCTATTATTACTGGTATTCCATCAATAAACTTGTCTTGAATAATACCGTTTACAATTGTTAGTTTTTGCATTTCATCCTCCTATACTAAAAAAGAGGAAAGAACTTAATCTTCCCTCTTTCGCTTTAAATTTACTTTTTTAACTACTTTCCAGCCATCTGATTTGTACTTATCTTTCATCTCTAAAGGAATCCATTTATCACTATGTCCCTCTTTGGATATTAGATAATGTTCAAAGCTCTCCTTAAAGCACATATTACCAATTTTCACGATCAGCAGGGTTATTCAGTCCTGCTACTACGTTAATTATTGCTATTAAGGCACCACTTACTACTTGAACTGCTTGTTCAATATTCGGAGCAAAAAATATTATCACTCCTACAACTATTGAAATCAATTGAATTTGAACTACTGGGCTTTTCAATCTTTTTTTGATATTTTCCATTTTCTTTTCTCCTTTCTATTTTCCTAAACCAGATTTAATCATTATAAGTGCTAATATTATTGAACCAGCTACACTAAAGAAAGTAGTTAGACCTAAAACAATTACTTGCCACCTTCTGGTATCAGCTAGTTCTTTCTTTTTCTGAGCTTCTTCTGCTTTCTCGGCCATTTCCTCATCTTTTTCAGCCAATTTCTCTTTTAGCCGGTTGATAATATCCTGTTCTTCTTTCTCATGCTTTGAAACTAGTTTATCAACCGCCAAACCTATAATAGTTACTTTATTATCTATTTGTGTTACCTGATTAATAGTTTCTGAAAGCTTTCTCTCTGAGGTTTTTGCTAGTTCCTCTGTGGCCATAATAGCACGACCACACTCTTTATCTTGGGTTACTAAACACATCTTTCAACTCCTTAACCGTTTACTGCGTTTTTAAAATAATCAACTTTGGCTTTTGCGTGTTCATAACAAGCATTGACAATGCTAGTGTAATTACTGCCACCAAAATATTCTCTATATTCTGTTTTATCTGTAAGACCTAACAAGGATACTGACATGCTTTCAATAAAAGAGGTAGCATCTCTATTTAGATATAAGTTAATTGAATAACTTGCTTCTTCTCTATCTCTATCTATTGAAATCATTCCTATTTTCCAATAGTCAGCCACCATGCCGAACTGTGTCATTTTTTCTTTAATAAGTGCCATTATTTCCACCTCCCTATTGCTATGCATCTAACAATAATACTGTTTCCCGCCACAAAGTCTGTTGCTTGTGTCCTATAAGCCCTTATTGTTGCCGTTGTAGTGGTTACTGTTAAACAAACTACCGACGTATTAAAAAGTATCCCCTCATCATCAGCTCTTTTATTTGCAGTTCCAATAGCCCCACTAATAAATGACACAGGCAAGGTTGCAATAACAGCTAATCTAGTTGGTAAACTATAAACAGGTGTTGCAATAAACCAGCATATTTGTGTACCATCTGCATACCGAACCCAATCACCATTAGCATTTGAGCCACTCTCAACGATTGGTGAACCATTTAATTCAAGTCCGCTATCAGCATTGATAACACCATCTACATCTAAGTTTTTACTTGCAAATACATCAGTATAATGTTCAAAAAAGTCTTTACCAATTGCAAAATTTGGTTCTCCAGGCCCTACAACTTCAACAAATTTAATGCCAGTAGTATCGTATATCTTATCGTATGCATATAATTCAAAGTCCCAAGCATCTGCATAAGTGAAAACTGTCTGGACTCCTTCTGGCGCAAGAATTATATTTGCTCCAGAATATCCATTACCAGAAATAACCGGTGTTAATGTATATAATGGACTCCAAACCGTGTCAGTTGTTTTTTTATATCTATATTTCAATTGCAAAGTATTTGCTACAGCTCCAAATGTACCATTAAAGTAATTACCATTGAAGGAAAGTTTTACTTTATTGTCCGTTGCTAAATTCCTTTTAAAGCTAGCGTTTACAGTTAATTTAATATAGTCGACTAATGTTTTGCTATAGGAAACGGCTTTTGAAATTCCTCTTGAATCCGTTGCCGTTACAACAAAATTGCCATTTTCAACCGCATTCAATGTTATAGGAGATCCTGTTCCAGTTTTTCCGTCAGCACAATCAAATTTTCTAGTCGATATTGTGGCACCGTTTTTTGCTGTTGCAGTAATTGTTGCCCGCGCATTACTTATGAATTTTACCATTTTTGAACTGTCACCAGTCAACGCGGTCGATTTTGAATTTGTGTCAATGATCACCGCTGAGACTTCTGGTTGATTAGTTACTTGATTCACGTTTGCCAAGAAGGTTGTTTCTTTTGTTCCTAATAATGTTGATCCGTTATAAGTTTCGCAAATGATTTTACATGGAATTGACAGCGCATTCGGAATCAAGGCATAAAACGTTTCTGGAATTATCCAACCCCAAGTTGATTGAGGAGTTTTTTCAACAATAGTTCCATTTAAAGCGCCACATTCATATTTTAAAGTACTAGTAAAACCTACTGAATATTTGTTTATATTGATTGAGACCGCTTCACCAATATTACCAGCTGGTACTGTCACTTCTGAAGCACGTGGTATTGAAGCTAGAGCCACTTGCCCACTTATATTGACATTCCCTGGACCATATCCACCTGATGGAAGACTAAATGAACAGGCTAGCAAACAATCTGGTTTTGTACCATCAGAATTATGAGGAACATCTACTTCATAATAACCAGGTGATGTTGCTTCAAGCATACTTTCTGCAACTCTTCCTGTAGGTGAATTTGAAGTCGACCAAGTATATCCGTTTGTAGTGTTTGAATTATAAGATCCATAGTTATTTTTTATAACATTGTTAATATTAGTTAGCATATTTGAAAGTGTACCATTCCAATCAAAAGAAGGATTGTTAGTGTCCACTAAAGGAATATACCTAACCTTTGTCATATTATTTAATATCTTCCATTCTTGAGAAGGTGATGCATCCCAAAAATAAATAAACGATCTAAGTCGTGCTGTATTTTGAGAAACTGATCCTTGAATTAAACCCATAATTAACTACCTCCATTAAAGAAGAAACCAGTTCCGATTCCTCTTGCACTTGTGAAATCTTCAGTCCTGAGATTATTTCCAGTATCTTGTCTTTCAATAACTTTGACATATCTAGCTAACACTCCAACGTTAGTAACAGACATCTCAACAACTTCATCTCTTTTAACCTCTAATCCAACAACTGTATCAGTCAAATATCCTAGTTTTATTTTCATATCTTGTCCAGTTTTTGATAAAAGAATACCATTTTCGTCAAGTTGTAAAAGTGTATTTAGGACTTTTTTCACGCCATTTGCATCAATGTCTCCAAGCTTTGTGATAGCAAATTGAATATTTGTTCCATTCAATAAAATAGCCGCATCATAATCTAAAAGTTTCTGAGATAAACCTTGAATTCTGTTAATAGCCATTGTACCAGCTGTTATAAAATTGGCATTAATTTTACCATCCTGGAATATCGCAACTTCAAAAGGTCCGCTATATCCATTTGAGCTGAAACCTATTCCACCAAGACCAAAGCGCCATACATTTTCTGCATCTTCTTTTGGTAATTTATCGAGAATTAAGATTTCATTTTCATCGATGTAAACATAACCTAGTTTATTTAAGTTTGTTATAGTATTTGTTTGTTCTAATAAAATTTGATTGTTTTGATCAATAGACTCTTTTATATCAGCAAAAGCTTTTTCAACAGATTTGGTATAATTACCAAACACAATATTCTCAACTCTTTTTGTCAAAACATTGTATTCATATTCTTGAACATTTGTTTCTAACTCCACAAGAGGATGTAAAACTCTGACAATATCACCTATTTCAAGATCTTGATTTACATTTGAAGAAACAGAATATTGAATCATCGGAAACTTGTTAAGGTTCAGAAACTCGGTAGCATTTGTAGTTAATTCTTCGATATAATCTTCAAGTGATGCAAGTTCATCATCTAGATTGCTTTCAAATTTGACCAATTTGACATATTTTTTATCATATTGAACATCTGAATCAATATAATCCGAATCAAGTGTTATTCCATCTTTTCCAATTGGATATATTCTTGTACACACTCCTGACCAGTCTTCAATCACCTCTATGTTCTCTAAGTTTTGAGCATAAGCTACACGAACACCGTTATCATTTCCGACATTTGTCATGAAAGATATATTAAAATTATCTGCCTCAAAAGTTCCACCCCATAGTTCCTCTATTTCAGACATTACTTCAAGCAATGTTTTTCTTATAAAGTATGAAGTGTTTACATCAGTAACATCTGAATAAAAAGTAAAAGGACTGATTTGGTCAGTCCTCACATTTATCCAATCTAGAGCATTTTGACCATTGAGATTTGTTGGCCTTGCATCTAAAATAAAATATCTTTCACTATCAAACATAACGTGCCTAGCTTCAAATCTTAAATAATATGGATCTTTCTCTATATTATTTATTCTGAATGCTTGAGGATTTAACTTTGACTTTGTTTTCAAGACAATAATTTTGTCTTGAGCAATATATTCCGCATACTTTATAGGCAGTTTTACTTCAATACTCCAGCCATTCAATGATCTTTTTTTTGTTTCATAGACTTCCAACGGATCTGAAATAAATAATTCAGATCCTATTTCAAAATCTTCAGCGGTTGCAGGAAATAGTTTAATCATTTATAGCCACCTATCTTTCCGCTTTATTTTTACAATAGGATCACCGCTATGTATACTAACTACACTTGATCCAATAGCTAAAATTGGTAAGTCATAACCAATATCAATTTGATTAAACCTGTACAAACTATCAAACTTTACTTCACCAGTCGCACAATCAATTTCAACACTTGTATCATCAGCAAAATCATAATTAAAGCGAACTCCACCAATAGTGACATCAAATGTTGAGGATGTATTTTTCTCAAACCTAATCAGTGGTTGTGATGGTATAGTCCCGACATTTATTACAGATGTTGTTACGTTTGTAAATTCATCGATAGCCTTATGCCAAAATGGAGATCTTAACAATCTAACTCTAGAAGTTTTGATACTAGCATCTCTTTTAAATTGAAATGAATCATAAAAATAAGCTTTTGAAACTTTGCCATTAAACTCAAGTATCCCTTCACCATTTAACCATGAATATACTTCATTTTCTTTTGCAACATCAACCAACTGTAAGAATATATCAATGTCTACTTCACTATATCCTAAAGGTACAAATTGACTTTCATTTTTACCATCTACTATAACCCTATCAACTCTTTGCGGTGCTTTTGCTGTAAAATCTAATTCAGATGCTATAACACCCATATCATTACTAGATAGCCCATTAAATTTCCACATCTTAATACACCGCCTTTACAAGCCTTTTATCAATAACTTTACCTAATTCCCTACCATCCATTTCAACCACCATACCTTTAATTGCCTTTGCAACTTCATAACCTAATTTTTGATAGTCTATTATTTCAGTTGGTGTTGCTCCACCACCATTTGTCAGTGGCAATACTTTTGTTTTATTTCCTTGTTGCATTAGTAATTCAGGACCTGCTTCTGCAACAACAGCCATTCCATTCAACAATTCTCCACCTTTTGCCAGATATGGAATATTACCAATTTTTCCGATATTCACCCCGAAAGATTTACCGCCTAACCCTGGTACCCAGTCTGGAATATTAACCTTGATACTATTTAGCCCGGCAATCATTTTATTAAGTCCGTTTATTAATCCATTCAATGCGCCAACGATCATATTAAGTGGTGCCTTTGCAAGTGTGACCATGCTCGAGAATACTCCTCCGACTATTCCTTTTATTCCGTCCCATGCTTGTGACCAGTTTCCTGTAAATACTCCTTTTACTAAATCAATAACGCCTGTCAAAACAGTCTTGATATTATTAAATAAATTCTGAAATATTCCTATTGCAACCGCAAAAATTTCTCCGAAAGAACCTTTGAAGGCACCTTGGATTTTATTCAAAATATCATTTACTGTTCCCCATGCTTTTTCCATTACTGCTTTTATTTGATCACCAAATAAAACTATTATGGCAATTATTGCAACTATCGCCAGGATTACGAGTCCAATTGGACTTGTCAAGAAGGCGATAGCAGCACCAAATGCCCAAGTGATACCTGTTGCTATAGCACATACTATATTCCATGCTACTGTGGCGGCTGTCATAATACCAGTACCTATCGCACTAAGTGCCTTTACAGCAATTTCCGAGGTAAACAACGCAATTATTTTTGAAAGGCTTCCTGCTAGCGTTCCAAAAATTACTAACATTGGACCTATCGCCGCAACCAGTCCGCCGATTCCGATGATAATTTGTTGAGTTGTTGGATCCAAATTTGTAAACCAAGTTGAAAAATCTTTTAAAGCTTCTGAAATTGCTTTGAACGCTGGTTCAAGTGATGCAAAAATTACTTCACCAAGGTCTGCTCCTGCTAATTTCATATTGTTTAAAGCAACTGTTGCTTGATCAGCTGGAGAAAGTGTTGCTTGAAAAGTCTTTTCAACAGTCCCCTGTGAACCCTCAAGTATATCTAAAAAGTCTTGATATTCAAATCTTCCACCTTGTATTGCATCGGCAAGGTCTGGTCCAGCTTTGATTCCAAATGCTTCAATAGCTAAACCTGTTGCCTTTGCAATATCTGGAGCATCTCCAATAGTTTTCAGAGTTTTCTTGAATTCTTCTCTCGCATCTTTTCCTTCTGCACTCCAGGTTCCGATTGCTTTTTTCATACCTGAGAATGCAATTTCTGTATTTACTCCGGCTTTTTCCCAGCTAGAAAAGATTGCAATTGATTCTTTTGTAGTAAACCCTAATGCTCTCATCGGAGCACCATATTTTGTCAATAATTCAGTTAGGTTTCCGATTCCAATTCCAGAAGCTTGCGATGCAATTGTCAAATCATCTAATAAACCAGAGTATTCCTCAGCTGGAATTCCTGCGTCTCCCATAGCTCTTGCAACTAATGCAACAGCTGACTTAACATCGATCCCGTTTATTTTTGCAAACTTTAGGAATTCTGTACTGGAATTTTTTAGTTGTTCATCTGTGAAGCCTAATCTTGTGTTGATTTCTCCAATGGCGTCAGAAACTTGCATTGATTCAAATGGGAAATTTCCATAAACCTCGTCGAAAACATCTGTCAATTTTGCTAACGCATCACCTGTTGCGCCTGTCGCAGTTACTATCCCGTCTTTTGCAGTGTCAACTTCTTTCCATGCAACCATTGCCCCGGCGCCAATTGCTAAAATTGGTGCTGTAACATTTCTACTCATAGTTGTTCCGGCTGCTTTCATATCTTCGCCAGCTTTTCCAATTTTCTTGCCCATTTCTTCAATGTCAGCGGTTCCTTTTTTAACTTTTTGACTAACATCATCAAGTTCTTTTCCGTACTTGATCATTGCAGATTCAGCATTTGTTAGTTGAGTTCTTTTCTTTTCAAGTTGTTTTGCGTTTGCATTTTCAGAACCTTCCATTTCTTCTAATTCGGCACGTAAAATTGCAACTCTATTTTTTTGTGAATCATATTGTTTAGAAAGGAATTCTTGTTTGTCTGCAAGTTTTTGACTTGCTTTTGTATTGTCGTCGTATTGTTGCGTTAAAAGTTTAAACTCAGCTTTATTTTTTGATAATTCTGAGTTGACTGTCGATAGTGACTTTTTAAAATCTGCAACACCGTCCGCGGTAAATTCGACGCCTATTTTTTGAAGATCTTTCATCTATTTCCTCCTTTCTATAATCTATTATTTTTATTTTTTATGTGAATTTTTGTCATTTGATTAAATATAAACGGATCAGAATTCCAAAACTCCTCTTCCGTCATATTCATATCGTGCGCAAGATACAGATTGCTCGCCCAATCTATCTCGCTAGTCTTGCCAAGTTCGAGCGAGCCTCCGCCTTTTTTGCAAATTCTTTTGACTTCTCCGTAAACTCGTCGATAATTTCCCAAAAAGAATCTTCTTCTTCAAGTGGAATTAATGCAAGCGCATCTTCTTCTGTTATCTTTTTTCCGTTGGAATACATAATGGCCCAAAGCAATTTTCCAGTCAATTTGATGCTTTCAACTGAATCTTCAGGATTACTTTGAAGTTCTTTTTCTGAAAGTTCTAGCCCTTTCAATTTAGCTTCTTCTTTTCTTAATTTTTCTGCTTTTGAAATTTTTTCTAATTTTTGCATTATCCCTGATTCAATAACCAGTTTGATAGTTAAGAAATTAATGGCCAAGTTTAAGGTTTCACCGTTAGCTAGTTTAATTAGTTTCATTTTTCCTCCTATATAAAAAAAGCCTGGAGGTTTTATCCTCCAGACTTTATTTGATTATGCTCCTATATTGACAGTTAACAGGTCAGCCGGAGTTAATATTGGTATACTGAAAAATTCATCTTCAGTTAAACCTTCCGGGAACGAGGTCATATCAGACTGAACATAGGTTTTTGTGTTGCCAGCACTATCAAAAGGCTGGGCTTTTATGGTCAGTGTATCATTCTGTTCTTTAAATGAGTCTTCACTAGTTCCGATATCATCAGTATTTCCAACCAATTGACACTTCGGAAACCATTCAAATCTTACATTACCACCATCCAATTTAACTACTTTACCATAAGCGAAATATGGCCTATCAGCAGGTGCACCAGATAAAACTAGTCCTCCTACATCTGTGGTTTCGCCGCGCATTTTAGCTAGTGTTTCAGCAACGAATGCTACAACTTCTGTTGAAATTTCTATGTCTGATGGACCTGCAACAGTTTTATAAATTGCGCCTGATGCTCTAATTGGTACCATTTCAGCATTTTCAGTTGTTGAAATGTTTTTTACAGTCTCTGATTTTTCAATAGCTGTATCATAAGTCAATGGATCAACATCGGTAGCAAAGCAAATATACTGTGCACCGACTGATTGTTTCACCGCTGGTGTTTTTTTAGTAATTGGCATATAATTTCTCCTTTCAATTTAGACCAAATTTTCTTTTCAGTGAGTCAATGTATTTTTCCCGGTTTTGTTGCCAGGTTGGTCGCATGTGAGGTGAGCCGTTCATTCTAAATGTTCCAGACTCAACCATGTGACCGTAATATTTTCCCCAACCTACTTGGAAAACGTCGCCTTTTTTTCTATAGCTAACAGTGTCTATAAGGTGAGTATATCCACGAGATCGGCATTTACTGCGTGGCCGTGGCATCCTCCTTATATCACTTGCAAAGTCATTTGCAACACTTTCAATTGCATCTTCCTTGTTATCAATTTTTGAAATCAAGTCACTTAATTGTTTACCTATCCCTTCAAATCCAACTGTGAAATTATCTCGCAACGTCGATCCCCATATAATAATGGAATACCTGATCCGACTCATCAAATTCTTGATAGATTACGGAATTTATTCCTTTTTCAATTAATAGTTCTTCAAGCTCGAAAACTTTAGGTTCAATTGGATTTTTTGAGTAAACACTGACTTGAATAGTTTGCATCAAATTATATTTTCCACCTGATGCTAAAAGACCTGTATGGACATATGGCCAGACTACACATCGGGGATAAGTGCTCACTGTGTAACCTTTTGAAGGTATTTCTTTCCATTGCCATTCCTGTAATGGAATTTCGCAGGTTTGCAATACTTCTTTCAATTCATTAAATGTCATCTTCAATCACCTCAAAACTTTGGGAGTATTTCATCAGGGATATTTCTGTCTTTTTGAAATTGTCACGGTTGTCTAGGATTATTGCACTATTTGCTATTTCGTGAAATTCATTATTTATCTTTACATAATAATGAGCGCCTATTTCAATAGGTTGAATTCTAATCTTCATCGTTAATTCTATTCCTCTTGATTTAGCTTCTAATGCTAATCTGTCATATATAGCAAGCCTTTCAAATTTTATTTTTCTTCCTGTTGATTTTAATTTATCAACAAAAAATCCGCTGACTGTTTCAACAGGTTGGATTTCAAATAATTCAAGTTCTCCGTCGAGATAACGCGGAATTCCTTTTTTATATTCCTGCCTCAATTTGCAACTCCCTTTCTAACCCAATATAGTTCACTTTAAATTCATCAATTACACCGTAATACGCATATCTCGCATAATTCAATAAATAGTCCCTGACGTTTTTATTTGTGATTGGATCAAGATCATCTGTGAGCGGTCTTCCAATGACTGTTTTTTCTAATCGAAATATTGCTGACAAGATATGTCTTTTTGTTCTTAAGGTAGTATCTGATATTTGAAGATCTTGCAAAACCTCTTGAGCTAAACTTTCAATTTGTTCTTCAGTCATAGTTTTCACCTCTTCTATTTCTTAGTTTTTTTCGGTTCTTTAGGTTCTTTCACTCTTTCAATAATTAACTTTGTTTTTAATCTATTATTTTTAGATGAAAGTTCTTGAATTCTAATGTCATTAATCGTTCTTGCATCAAATGGATATATATCACCTTTTTTATAAATATGCCCATCTTCTATATCTTTAAATTCTCTAATTACTTCAAACATTTATTCCTCCTATTCAAGACAAGGCTCCAGTAGCCTAAGCTACTGGAGTTATATCAATATTTTGAACTGTTGGTACTAATGCCTCTAAATTTGTGATATCTAAAACGATAGCATCATCATTGGCAATCAATTGACCATTACCATAAGTTACTACAGCATATGTAATCATATCTTCAAGGAATTTATATTCTTTTGATGCATCAACTCCCATTGAACTAATTCCTGCAACATATCTTTTAGGCAGATAAGCAATCGCTTTATTTGCAGGCACTTCTGAACTAGCAACAAATACAAAGTTCTTATATAACTCTGCTTTTTGGTAACCACCAAACCCCTTAACATGAGTTGCTTTGTAAATTTTAGTATCAATTTCGTTTTGATTTGCTACAATTACAATCTGATCAACAACTCTTCCACCATTTCTATTTAGAGTTGGTAGCACTGTCGAACCAAAACTATCAGGTCCAAAGTCTGTTATTGCAATTGGTGTTTTGTTAGGATAAACTCCTAACACTACAGAACCTTCTAAATCTTTTAATAACCCAATAGGCGCATCTTTACCATCACCTGCAACAATGCCTGCTTCTAAACCTTCTGAACTAGCTTCTTCAAGACATGCTCTTACAAACTTATCAATCCAAGCTTCTCCTAAGTTTACTATTCCTTTAGGTACATATAGGAAACTTGAAAGCTTATGAACATCTAGAGAAATAGAGCTAATTGAAGCTTCAATTTCTTCTGCTATTGTAGCTGTTATTGCTCCCCAAACTGATTTACCTGAACGATCAGATAGCATCCATTTCTTCATTCCTGCTGGAGCAAATGTTACATAATCAAATAGAGGATGAGTTTTCTTCAAATCCTCAAATATGAAATCAACTGTAGTTTCAGGAATTAAATTAATATTACTTCCTGTAAATGCTTGTTTAGCAACATTATTTATAAATTGTTTTTCTTCTGATGTTAGATTTCTTAATCCAAACTTAGTGATATTTTGTTTAGAGGCCTCTAACTCTTGAGCATCTCTTTGATACTCTTTAACTGTTTCAGCATAATGCTGTTCTGCAATTTCACTTATAGCCTCGACAATTACCTTAGCTTTTTCTTCTGTTGGTGCTTGTTCAATTTTTTGAACAACGAGATCTAAATCAATATTTTTTAATGTCATTTTATTTTCTCCTTTTCATTTTTATCTAAAGAATCCATTCCAAGGATTCTCTGGTTCTATTTTTTTATTTTTAAATTCTTTTTCCATAGCCTTCATTTTCATTACTAGATTGTGGAAATTCTGACTTTCAAATGATTGCAGTGCAGTATTATCAACTGATACACTCGTAGCAAATCCCATTTGTAATGCTTCATCCGATGTTATCCAAGTTTCTTTATCCATCATGTCTTTTATTTGTAATTCTGATAACCCAGTTTTGCTAACATAGATATTTACACTAGGTTGAGTTATTTTCTCTATATCATCAGCTGCTTTTCTCATCGCATTGCTATCTCCCATAGCATAAGTCCACGCGTTATGAATCATAACTAATCCAGATTCAGGAACTATTCTGCTTTCACCAGCCATGAAAATAATACTAGCTGCTGAACAAGCAAAACCATCAACAATTGTTTCAACTTTTCCTTTCCAATTATTCAATAAATTGTAAATAGCTAATCCTTCTGCAACTTCACCTCCATAAGAATTAATTCTTACTCTAAGCTTGTTAGTTTCAAGTGAATCAAGTTCAGCTTTAAAATCAAATGCACCTGTTCTTGTTTCATCGTCACCATACCACTCATCATAGAAATCCTTTTTTCTAATGTCACCATAAATTAATAACTCTGTCATATCAGCTTCATTTTCCGCCTTCTGAAATACTAAGTATTTACTTGCCTTATTCATCTATTCACCTCCTTTCATATTGTTATCAACTGACTTTTCTTGATTCTTTGTAAAAAATCTTTTGTCTGAATTTGGATCTTTCTTATCTTTAGGCATACCCATCAGTTCAAAAATTTCATTTAATGTGAAGCCATTTGCATGTAATTTATCAATATCATTTGCACTGTCAAGTACGTCTCTATGTTTAATCCTTGTAGTATCAATACTGATTCTTTCACCTTTTAAATAATCATTTTTAGTAATAAGCTTTGCGTTTGCCTCATCAGTAAATTGTTCAAATACTGTTCCAAGTTCTAATGTTATCCATTCATCTAAAGCTTTTGATTTTTCTGTTGTTTTGCCAAAAAATATATCCATCGGTATTCCAAGACCAATAGCAACAACTTCAAATATTGTTTCAATAGAAGTTTTTATTTCAGTAACACTTTTACCTGTTGATTTTCCAATTTCTTCAAGCTTTTCTTCTTTTTGAAATGGTATAACTGCATTAAAAGATTCAAATAGCTTTTTAAATATCTTTTCTACATATTCTTGGGCCTTATTTTTCAATTCTTCTTCACTAACTGTATTTCCGATTCCAGATCTGTTAAATGAAGCAGGCATATAAAATGCATACTTTTTACCATTGCTTTGTTTATAATCTTCAACAGCATAATCAACAACACTTCCAAGTTTTTTGAAATGAATATTAATCAATTCTTTGTATTCCTGATTAAGCTCAAAAAATAAAACATCACTCATGTTGAATGTTGAAGCTATTGGTATGCTTCTAGATTTAATATTGGAAAAAATATCATCAAAATATAGACTTTGTTTTTTATCAAAACTATCCGCCAGATATAACTCCTTATTCTTACCTTGAAATACTAGAGCTTCTCCTTCGCTAAACATTTTTACAATCGTATCATGCCAAAATACAGTAGCATTTTGATTAATATTAGGTCTTATGTTCAAAAGGTATTCGGGTTCTGCTAGCCGCTTGCCATCCTTGTCGTACCATTGAAATTCGCATTTTGAAAATGTATTCGCATATAACTCAATTGCTTTTAAAATCGCCACACGTTCAATTGCTAATTCTGTCAATTCTGAAGTTATAGAATCAAGATTGAATTGTAATCCATTTCTAAATATTCTAAATGCCAATTTTTTCTCCTTTCTAAATTAATGGATTCCATTCTTCAACCTCTAATAGCTCTACTTTTGAGAAAGCATGGGTCAAAGCTTGGAATCCATCATTTTTTCTTAATTTTGGTTCTATTTTTATAAAATTCTTGTTACCTTTTTTAGTTTGTTCTACTCCAGTATTATTTGTATACCAGCGCATCAAAGGATCATCTCCATATATCATTTTTTGATTAGAAAATATTTCATCTAAAACTGGTGCTATCATACTTGAATTAAATTCACCACTTCTAACTAAAAATATTTCTCCATATGGATTTTTTTTAGGATCATAAATGGTAAGACCTCTTTTCTCGGCAGTTTCCTTCATGATCCAATATCTGAATGTATCCATTACAATTATTCTTACATTGTATTTTTGACAATTCTCAAAAAAATAATCCCAAATTAAATCAGGTTCAATTATAGGAGCATCAATGATATCTAATATTCCTTTTTCCGCCCACTCTTCTAGTGGTGGTTTTATGAATTTGAAATAAGGTGATTTTTTATTAGCCCAGGAGTGTTGCTCCCAAACAAAATCATCTGGCTTTGTTAGAAATCCACAAGATGCAAAGTCCTTTATTTCTGCATAATCAATAGCAAATATTGCCGGTAGTCCATTATTAGTTGGAATTGGTCTATTTGTAGCTAAAACATTTTCCCAAGCTGTAAACAGCTTTTCTTCATTCTCACGTGGAAGATTCATTCGTTTTACATAAAAATCAAATTCTAAATGAGGCTGATGTTTCATTTTTAAATAACTCTCTTCAATCTCATCCTTTAACACTTGCCTATATGGCATTGATGGATTAGCTTTAACCCACATCTTAGGATTATTAACTTCTTCCTCAGTATCTAATTTATATATAATGGGACAAAACCTAGACTTCGGTATATCTCCCCTTAAAACCTTTTTGGAAAATTCTTTATAGTCATCAAGAACTGCACCTCTTATTCCACCATCTGTTGTTATATACACAGTTCTTGGATTTGGCACTTTACCTCTAGCTGATTGATATACACTGATCAGTTTATAGTTTTCCATTTCATGCACTTCATTAACAACTACCATACCAGGTCTTCTTCCATCACCTGTTCTTGGATTACCTGAATTAAATCCAACAATAGATTGTGTATCTAAGTTCATAGTTTCCTCGACAGAAACCTTAAATGATTCTTTAGTTAAATTTAAGTCCTTAGTCATTCTTTTGTAAATAATTTCGTAAGTTCCATATGATTGTTTTTCTGAATTCGCTATTATTTCTATATTATAATTTTCTATACCATGCATAGGTGTTGTCAGAAAGTCTGAAAGAGGAGCTATCATTCCATCTTTACCATTACCTCTTCCCATCATTAAAAAGAATTCATCAAAACATGTTCTGTTTCTTGAACTATCATCATAGAAAAAAAATAAAGCATAAATAAATTTTTGATAAGGATATAATGGATAATACCAGGTCTCACAATATTCTATGCACTCTCTATATGTTTTACGGTCAAAAAAAACATTGCTTGCCAGTAATGGTTTTACAATGTTATCTATTAATAATCTGATTTCATTTGATATTGGTGCAGTTTTACAGAGTTTAATATATTCTGATATCTCTTTTACCCTTATCATTTCCTATAGGCATTAGCCTTTCCCTTCTGATCAGGTTGCTTTAAGTTTAAATCTCCTAATATTTTCAACATTTGAGCATTAACTTTAACTCTGTTACCAATACTTTCATTTGGTTTTTCCGATTCAAAACCATTTCCATTTACAACTGTATATCTAATTCCATTTTCATCTATATCAGCTTCTAACTTTTCTCTTAGTTTAAACAATTGACAGTAATCATCAATCATATCCAGGTAGTGATTACCTGTCATATTTAACATTTTTAATTGCTCCAACAGTGATTCTTTTATTTCTTTTACTCTTTTTTCTGTTTTATTCACAGGTATACCCCCTTTCATATGCGCGCGAGTGATTATCCCCCGAGTCTAGTTCCACATAAACGTTCGCCTTATCGCCTTTTCATTTATGAGATTTGACCGGGGGTATCATTTTATAATTTACAATTACCATTTTTCATTTGTATTAAATAAATTTACAATTTCATATTCAATATCTAATACATTAAGCCGCTTTTTAATTTTTTCTTGCACCTCATCAATATTCTTAGGTAATCTTTGATCTTTAATTAAATTATCTTTGCACTGCTTCTCTTCTGTATTGATTAAAATATATTTATCTATATATGGCATCTCATTTCTTTTAGGCACAGTTCTTACTAACCATGTATTACCACAGTTATTAATCAGTGCTGTTTCTATCATGCAATTGATTGTATTAGCTACCATAGAAGAGTTATTAATCTTTAATGCAGATCTAATATAATCATAATCAAGCATTACATCATCATCACCTTTATGTTCTAAAGCATATGTTGTCTTGCCAGCACCTATTAAACCACAAACACAAATTACCATTACCACTTCTCCTCACTAATAAATTTCTTTTCTTTGAATGCCCATTTTTTATATCTACCTTCAACAATATTGTGACAGGTATTACATAGACTTATAAGGTTATTAATATCTCTAGCAAGCTCAGGATAAAGTTCTAATGATTTAATATGATGTACTGCCTGAGCTCTCTTCAACTGAATCTTTACAGGCTTATGTATACCATCTGACCACCTACCGTTACACATCATGCATTCGTAGTTATCAAGCTCTAATCTTCTTTCTCTTAAAGATTCCCAGCCATAGACAGCCAACTTATAAAAATTGTTCTTCTCACCATCTATTATCAATTGAGATATACTCTTCATTTTTACCTTTAATACAAAGAGCAACTAGATATATTCTAGCTGCTCTTTGCTTTTCTTTTTTTATAATTAACCTAAGGAGGTACACATCTGTTTCTCAACTTTCCTTGTTTACACTTTATCATGTCAAGACTATGCCATTCTATGCCATTTTATGCCATCTTTATATTTATTAACTTTATAGCCTTTTTTCTTAGTCTATTCATTTGTCTCCAAGAATAGTCTACAACCACAGCAGTTTGTTCTAGCGTTAATCCGTTAATGTAATATTGTTTTAAAATAGCCCTCATCCCTGGATGATCTAATGTCTCTATCATTTCAATTGCTTTATTTCTCATAATCAGATGTCTTAATTTATTTTCTCTAACTGTCCTTTCTAAATCCATCTTCGCATCTGATATTTTTTTAGTATCTTTAACCCCTGTCCCTCTAGGCACATCTGATAACTGTGAAGTACACTTTAATTCATCACATCTGAGTTTTTCAATAATGGCTTCATCTGCTTGAATATCAATATCTAACTTTCTTATCTGCTTTAAATATAATTCCGCTTCCATTAACTTCCCCCTGATTTTATTTTGTCCCTCTACTCGCTTTAATTTTTGAATACATCTTTTCTTGTAACTTAGCTATGTTCACGCCAGCACCTGTTAAATCTTTATCATTATAGATTAACCCTTGTCTATTTAGAATCAATGCCTGAGCAAATGATACCAGGATTAGATTATCAACACTGACATTAGATCTATTTCTATCAGCAAATATTAATTTATGTCCTTTAGGTACTGGTCCATTCACCTTTTCCCAATTCATCACATGAATCATTCTATAATTCTTTACTCCATGTCCATCTTGAATCTTTTGATATAGGAACCCATCACGATCTACTCTTATATGACCAATAGGTTTTATGTTAGATGGAATATTACCTTTCTTGAAACTAGTCTTATTAGCTTTCATGATTCCTTTGGTACCCTTATTCACCGGCACTCCACCTTTAACAAAATAACCAGTTCTTCCAGTATAGATTTTGTTAGTCCTTGTGAAGTTCTTTACTCGTGATTCAGTCAGTTGCATATCATTGAATTTATTATTAAATGCCTCAATAATATCTTTATAACTATGTCCAGGAATATAACTAATAAGGAATTGCCTATGCTGATCAGTATAGTTAATCTTTGCTCCCATTTTATGCCTCTAACATTTTTGGTTTTTCTTTATTAGCATCAAATGTTTCATCATATGCCATCTTTGCTTTTAATACTAAAGATCCGTTAGATACTATTTGATTAGCAACATCTGTTATTGCTTTAGATCTATTGATTTCTCTTATTAGTTCCTCTTCTGTTAGATCTTCATCCCCCAATCTTTCCAATTGTGCAAATAAATGATTATTTAGATCTCCTAATGTGTTTTTCATCTTCTGTCCCTCTTCTCATTAAGTTTCTTTTTATCCTATGAAGTCTTTTATTGTTCTTTTTGTTTTTCTTGTCATTGAAATTTTTATAATCAACTTTTAGTATGCTTGCAAGTCCTGTAATAAAATCTGATATAGGCTTACATGCTTCACGCATAGCTTTACCTAGTTCAACAAATTGATTTTTTAGTTTATTCATTTGTTCTACAGTTGACTTATATTTATTTTCCATCTTGCACCTCTTTGCTAAAACATTCTCTCAATTTTGATATTAAATAATAAACCATTTTATTATGATTACCTAAATCATTTTGCTTTTTGGCTTGTTGATGTTTAAATGGGTGTATATAATTTAATTGCGAATCTACAATATCTTTTAATTCTTTCATCTCATCATCAGATATTGAATTAATCAGTTTAGTTATTTTATATATTTTATTAACAACATCACTCATCTTTTACCTCCACATATTGAACCCCGCTGAGTTTTCTGCCACAGTTGGGACAATAGTTAACATTCAGTATAATTTCAGTTTCTGGTCTATCTATGCCACTAATTGACATTGCCTTATAGCCTGGGATTTTTATTCTGATTGGTAAATTTTCACACACAGAACAACAAATTCTTTCAATCATTACTCACCCCCAATGTATTTTGTTCAACTTCTCTTTTCCATTTTTTATAATATGATTCGCTTAATTGGGTCTGAACCTCAATGATCTTGATATAGTTCTTACCCATTTTATAGAGTTCTTCTACATCCCCATTTTCTTTAGCTTTATCTAAATCATCTAGCAATCTTTTGAAAAATAGTTTTTTATGTTTTTCTTCAGCTGTTTTCAATCCACTTACCCCCAAGCTATAACATTCTATTTTCTCTAATAGTTCTCATAACATCTAACGGGTCCATTTTCTTTAGAGATTCAATTTTCTTATGCTCTTCAGTAAATTTATCAAGGAGTTTGTCTTTGGCTTTTTCAACTAGATAATCAGCCATGATTTTAAGCTCGCCATCTACAGATAAATTTATATCATCATCATTTAAACCTACATCAACTATTTCATTTTCAATATATTCTTCCATAACTTCCTCCTCTATTTCTTGAATCTCTTCTTTTTCGATATGATCAGCTGTATTTTCTACTCTCTCCAGGTAACCATTATTTTCAATGTACCAATATTTAGCTTTAATCCCCATTAATAGCAATAAGTCCAATAATCTTTCTTCACGCCCTACAAAGCAATTAGGTATTATTGTTCTTTCGTTAAACTCCAGGATATTTAATACTTGTTGGAATTTTAAGCTTTCTTCTTGATCTTGAAATCTAATGGCCCTATCATGGTTTATCGGATAAATTATAGGTTCTCCATTTATTAATATCTCTTGACCAAAGTAATTCACTAATTTTAAATAATTTTCTTTTGTCGGTAATTGTTTCCCATATTGAGCCTTGCAGAATGAATATAAGGTATTTGTATTAATACCGGTTTTCATAGATAGGTGTCTTATACTTATCCCTTTGGCTATTTCCGTTTTATAAAGTTCTTTCAGTTCTCCCATGTTTTCCTCCTATGTCCCTCTAACTACCTGTTATTTAAAGGACCTATATTTTTCATTCAATAGTTCGTATTTTTGATCTAGCAATATACTTAAGTCTTCCCCAGCTTCTAAAGCTTTTAAAATTAATTTATTAATCATTTCTAATTCATTCTCTATAGTCTCCTGCATTGTATTTTCCTTTGCTAATTTTTATAGATGTCTGCATATTTTGTGTCTTTAGAATTTTCAGCTGCTATATTATCAGGTTTTTTCGTTCGTCTATCAAAATCTGCTATTGTTTTTATATTCTCCTTAATGCATCTTTCAAGAATTGCTTTAACATAAATCCAACTTTTGGCATTCCTCATAGAAGCCGAATGAATAGCCTTAATAATAATGTCTTTTGGAAGCTCTTTTAAATAAAAATCTACATCTTCTGAAATAATTGGAGTTATCATCCCTATTTCATCTTCATATGCTCTCGCTATTTCTGAAACATTATTAATTTCATCACCACTACTAGTACTACTATCTATCTTTATATCTATATCTTTCTTTATCTCTATCTCTCTCGGCAGATGTCCAGACAAAGTTGGGACAATGTCCCCCTTATGTCTTTTAAGCGCTCTTTGTTTCCTTTTTCTCTCTGCATAAATCGTTTCATTTCCTACTAATTCGTTTATCTGCGTTAAAAATATTTCTCCTGTTTCTAACCTCTTAATTAGTCCTATATGCTGAAATACTTCAAGTGCTACTCTAACTATGTCAATATTAGTATTTGTAAGCTTAGACAATGCTTTTTCATCGTATGGAATGACTGTTTCTCCTATAGTTCTTATTAAAGCACCATCACTTCTAAGAGATTTAACACACATCTTCAGATAGAATAAAACATAGTCCTTACCATTCTCCTGTTCTTCCAACCAATTCATCGTATCTTCTTCAAAAAAGTCTTCTTTAAGTTGAAGCCAATAGTATCTCCTATTCTTATCTTCGGTGCTAACTTTCTTGGCCATCTAGATCACCTCTTTCAATTTACATTTCTCTTTTAGTTTTACAGTTGTTAAAGCTCGTGTTTTAGATAGATCGCATATGTAGTCATTATTTAATATGCTAGGCATAACTAAAAAGAAACATCCATCGCAACTGCGCCCAGGCTTATCTATTTCAAATTTAAACTTCATATTCTACACCACTAAAATGGAACATCATCTTCCACTGTTGGAAAAAATACATCTTCTACAACATCATTAACGCCTAGTTCATCATCAGCTCTTTTAGATTTTCCTAGAAATATAATTTTGCTCGATGTTATATCTGTCGTATAATACTTTTGTCCCTCTTTTTCATAGCTACCAGTTCTTAAACTACCTTCGATTAAGATTAGTTGTCCTTTTGTTAAATATTTCATTGCCAACTCAGCTTGTTTTTCCCAGATATTAACCCTGATAAAATCTGCCTTACTTTCATTTGAATCTTTATCCTTAAAACCTCTATCAACAGCCAGTGTTATATTTGCCACCTGCTTTCCTGAAGATGTTGTTCTTGATTCAGGATCTCTTGTAAGTCTTCCGACCAATGTTACTTTGTTATACATTAACTTTTTCCCCACTCTCTTTGTATTTCTTCTGATATTGTTTGAATATCCTTCTTATAAACGTTTATAGCTTCCATTGCAGTTTTATATAAGGCCTCTGCACAGTCCCTCTTAAACCTTAAATCTGCTATTGAATCTTTACCTTTACATATATCTTGAATTATTGTTACAGGAGTCCTTTTTTCTCGCTCTAGTAACATTTCTTGCCTTAATGCTATTCTATATACCTTTTCTGCATTGGCTCGTTCTATAGCCCAAGTCTTAGCATCACTTAAAGCTTCTTTTACTTGTTTTCTAGCCTCGTATAATTCCTTATAGAGTTCATGGCTCATAATTTACTCTCTTTCTTTTCAAAATAGTTCATCCCAAATATTTTAGTGAATTCATCCCTGGTCCCATGATGTTTTTCAAAATGCAACTGTGCCATTTGTTTAAGCTCTAAATCAAACTTCGGATTCTTATGGACACTACATCTTTTATCATTATGTAACTCATACCTTAACCAAACTTTGTATCCATATTCTTCCGATAAATCTCTTCTTCCATGACCAAATAGTATATGATGCTCTTCTAGTCCCTCTGTTGATCCTGTAATAAAACAAACCTTTTCATCTTGAAATACACTTTTCAATTTACAAACTCTCCTTTGAAATATCCATGTTATAATTAATAAAAGAAAGTGTCTTTGATTGAATTATTAGCTGCCCGGCTATTTTTCTATATTCAAATATGCTTTCTTTTTTACTTTTTGAAATATTCATCTACTCGCTCCTCAATTAAACTATTTCTAAAACTGTCTAATCTATTTTGAAGCCTACTTTTAATTCCTTTAATTTCATGTTTTACATCCTTCTTGAGCTTATATACATTTTCTATAAGATTTAGATCCTTTGATTCTTCCAAGACTTGTTTGTTGTTTTCTGTTAGAAATTTACTTGGGTTCATTGTTCACCTCCTGAATCATTATTTCTGATTTCCAATATCTCGTTTATAATTTTTATGTCTCGATTAGCCTTATTAATTGAATTTTTTATTCCTTTAATCCTATTTTCCCAATACTCTATAAAACTAATAAGCTCATTCTTTTTCCTAATCAAATCATCACTATTATCAAGCATATAGTTTAAATAAATATCGCTTTCACCATCCATTCGCTACACCTCCTAAGTTAGTACTTGATAGATAACTAAGAACAGTATTGTTAATACAACAAGTGGTATTACAGATAAAAGCCATTGCTCAAAGTCAGTTAAATCATTAATCTTAATTCTTTCTCTTAGCTTTCTATGATTCTTTTTATTTGCTTGCATACCTTTACCTCCCTATAAAAAGCTTAACAATACATATCTTAACCAGTCCTGGTTTGTATATATGGATCCAACAACAAATATAATTAATCCAATTTCTAAAGTTATACCAACATTTAATAATTTGTTTGTTAATTTATTCATATCTAAACCGCCTTTCCTGCATAAACCTTATAAAGAGATGATTTTAATACCTTTCCCTTTGCTCTCCTAGTTGGATTAATTATTTTGTTAACTTCCTGCATGATTTTTTCAGCACTTCTAGGTGTTACCCCTAAAATATTTGCCACATCATCTGCATTAAGAAACATATCATCTTGTTGTTTTGTCTCAAGATTCTTTTCAGCCAGGTTAATTAATGACATTGTTATTTTATAATTCATATCCATCTGTTCTTTTATCTGTTCCAAAATTTCAACATCCGTCATTTTTATTCCCTCCTAATTTAAAAACTTATTAATAAAATACTGTTGACCTTTTCCAGTAACTTTTACCGTCTGGGTTATCCTTATGGATCCATTAGGATTATTAATTGTTCTTTCTTTTATTTCCATCAGTTTAAGATCCATAGATTTTTGAGTTGGAATATTTTTATTTCTCATAAGGTATCCGTTTTCTCTCATCCATTGAAATAGTCTGAATTGACCTATATTCACACCATTTTGATTTAGCATCTTTGCAAGTTCACCAATTAATATGCTAGTATGTGATGCTTCTACTGCATCAGCAAATATAACTTTTGGTCTATCATTGTCTATTTTCTTTTGAAGCTCAGATGCTAAGTATAAAGCCTCGGAAAAACTCTTAGGAACCGAGTATATCTGCCTGGCTTTCTTTTCAACTTCAATAAAGTACTTTCTTACTTTTCGACCTTGATCATTGTTTTCTACCATCGCAATTTCTTTAGCTGTATCAATAGTTAGTAAATATTCTTTTTTATTGTGTCCCCCTCTACCTGTTTGCTTCGGAAAATTCTGAAGCAAATAATAATCTGCATCTTCTTCAAATCCGTATTTTTCTATTTTTTCTTGTATCCAATCTGTAAACTTGTAACCACTTCCTAAAAATTCGTGTATTTCTCTAGCACTTACTAATTTTTCTTCATTCGATTGATAAATTGGCACTAATCCTTTATTTTCAAATACTTGTAATTCCATTAACTTTTTCCTTTCTTAATAAAATATATATTGTGTAATCGATATGTTATAATCACCTTAAGAAAGGAGGTGATTATATGAAATTAAGAACTTATGTTATAACCGAAGAAATGAAAGTTAACATATTCCCGAAAATTACTGAAAAACTTGATATGAAGCAGGTTTTAAAAGAAGCTCAACAAACCTCAGATCGCATAGTTGCTAAAACTGAATATCCATCTGGGCTAATTATGAATACAGATGTAACTTCAGGGAAATTGGTACTAACAACAAATTGGGTTATTGTTAAAGGTGAAAATGGAGAACTATTAATAGCTGAACCTTACTCACCAGAAGAAATTTAGATTTTTATTTCTATTTTTTTAGGGAATTTAACTTTAAGACCTTCAGAATCAAATATAACTTTTGGAAGTCTATTTAAATTCTTACTATCTTGGTTAGTTTTTAAAGAGTCGAATAACTGATTAACTTCAAGTAAAAGATTTTTTAGTTTTTCGGCTTTTTGAATTAGTTCATCAATATTTAAAGTATCAACTTCTAAATCAATTTTTATCTTTTCCATCCTTTTTCTCCTTTCTATTCCTCTACTATTTCCATATGTTCTATAGCAAACAATAAGCTTAAATGCATAATTTCAGTCATTGATTTACCAGTCTCTTCCTTAAGCTGTTTTAATAGATCATGTGTGCTCTCATAACATACTAACGATTTAAGTTTTTCCTTTTCACCTTCTCGGTTTATTGTTAGTTTTATTTCTTTCATTGTCTCTCCCTTCTATTCTGTGATATATTTGTTATAATTTATTACGAGGTGATATTATGGAAATTGAATTTAATAAACTTTATATCGATACACTTACATTCATTAAGAAAAACCCTGATTTTAATTTAAATGGTTTTGATATAAGTGATCCTAAAAATGCATCTTTGGCTCACAGGGTAAATAAATTAGAATTAAATGGATTCCTGGAACCTCACGGTGAAATGAAAAATATTAATACTTATTTCTTCTTAGACATTGCTGGATATAACTTAACCCCTAAAGGTTTTGCCACCATAGAAGATTACAATTATCAAAAAAACAAAGAACGCACTGATATGTTAATCAATTTATCTAGTTTTTTAATCAAAGCAATTATCGCAATTGCTGCTATAGTTATTCCGATCTTGATATATAAGCAGAAATAACTACTATTTCAAAAAAGCGAATATGCTAATCGTTATTGAAACACCTATAAAAAACCCTTGTAGCCAGCCTTGAAAATATTCTTTGTCACGTTTAATTACTTTTTTAAAGATTCCCATCTACTTCTCCTTGTTCATTATTAAATAATTCTAACATTATGTTAGTTTTTAACTTAAAAAAATTTTACCAACCTCAAGCTTAAAAAACTTTGAAATTTTATTCATTTCAGAATGTTTAAAATCGTTTTTACCAGTTTCCTTCAAAGAATAACCAACTCTACTTAAATTAAGAAGCTTAGCCATATCATCTTGTGTTAATCCCTTTTCTCTTCTTAATTCAATTAATTTATGTTGAATTCCCATCACCAAATCACCTCCTAACGTTATGTTAGTATAATAATATCTAACTTTATGTTAGTTGTCAATAACAAAAATTAACAAATATAAATATTTATTTACATTTAGTTAGTTTTCTTATATACTGATATCAATCAGGAGGTGAATCATGGAAGAAAAAGAATTAAGTCAATTTTTCGCTAGCAAGCTAAAAGAATTGCGACTTGAAAAAGGTTATACTCAAAAAGAATTAGGACATTTGCTTGGGCTATCTGATGCAGCGATTACACAATACGAAAAAGGTAAAAGAGAACCTAAAAGGGCACTTCTATATGAATTAGCTGAAATTTTTGGAGTTCAAGTAGAATGTTTTTTCCCTCCTAATTCTAGTAAGGATTCACATGAGCCTATCCAAGAGTGGGACGATGATGCGTTGGAAATATTAGAAATGTTAAACGATGATCGAGATTTAAAAATGTTGTTCAAAAAAACAGGCAAACTTTCAAAAGAGGATAAGGAAAGAATAGTAAGAATTTTAAAGGCAACTCTTCCACCAAATCATGATGATGGATGCTAAAATTTAAAGTCCAAATTATCACTCATTTAAAAATATATAATAAGAACACTACTTATAATTGGAGTGATTATTTTGAATAATTTTATCGAAAAAATAATAAACGGAATATCAATAGAAGACTATTATCACTTATTGGCAGAATATGATTGCTCTGTTGTTGAAACAAGCCTTCCAGGAGGATGCAAAGGGTTCACAATGAAAAATCAAAATGATTTAGGATATGTCATATATTTAAATAATGATTTAAGCGTTAGAACAATGATCAAGACTTTAAAACATGAATTGAAACACATTTACAACAGAGATTTTCAAACGGATAAACTTTTATCTATTAAAGAACTTATATAAGGAGAGTTGCCATGAAAAAAGAAATTAAAGATTTTACGGTTATTGATTTAGAAACAACGGGATTCTATCCAAACAATAGAATAATTGAATTTGGAGCAGTAAGATATCGCGATGGTAAACCTGTAGATACATTTCAACAATATGCTAAATATCAAGGAAAACTACCTGATGTAATAAAGAAGGTTACGGGAATAACTGAAGAAATTTTAAAAGAAAAGGGTATTCACAAAGATGAAGCTTACAATAAAATGATTGAGTTTATCGGTGATGATATTTTAGTTGCTCATAATATGGACTTTGATTGGGGTTTTCTTGAATTCCATAATCCTCTCTGTAAAGAAACAGGTGAACCTATTCATAAATTAAATAATAAAAAACATTGCACTCTCAAAATTGCTAGAAAATTAAAATTAAATGTTCAAAATAATAAACTAGAAACATTATGCAAACACTATGAAATTAAACCTGAGCGTTTTCACTCAGCTATATGTGATGCTCAAGCTACAGGAGAATTGTTTTTAAGATTACAAGATGAAAATAATTATAATATAGAACCAAGTAAAACAAAGACTTCAAGAACTATACCTGTTATAACTTTTGGAGAAATCATTAATGAAGCTACTAATTCAGATCTTGACGTCCCTCTAAACAATAAAGATAATTTAGAGGTTGAAAATGTAAAAATTGATCCTGAACCAACAATTAATACTAAATCCAATATAAATATACCAATTAAAAAACAAATTATTACTGGACGTGAAATTCCTGTTGAGGAGCTAGAAAGATTAGAAAGAATTAATGTATCTATTTGGGGTTTTACTTTAGGTTGGCTCGGTCTTCATAATTTTAAATACGGATATTATTTAAAAGGTTTTATTCAACTATTAATTTCCGTCTTAAGTTGTGGTTTTTTAGCTATCGTTTCATGGATTTGGGCAATAATCGAAAGTATTTTAATACTTAACAATAAAATTTCACCAAATCCTAGAAAAAATGACTTTATGGAAAAGATTTTTAATCATAAATAAAATTATTAAAAAAGAACCCCTCCGCCGGCAAGCAATCAGGGTTCTCATGAATCAAAGTCCCTGCTTCACAAGGGACGTTTATATCTTATCATATCAGAAAGGTGGTGTAAATCAAGTGAAAAGCGAAAAATATGACAATGTCTATTTAGACGAAAAAACTAATAAATGGATGTTCCGAATATGGCTAGATGGTAAACAGCTTAAAAAGAGAGGATTCGATTCTGATTCTAAAGCTAATAAGGCTAAAATGGAATTTATTAGAAATTATGATCTAAGCAAGAAAATTATAAAACAAAAGATCTTATTTTCTTTAGTTGCTGAAGACTATAGAGAAAAGAAAGAACAAGAAAATGCAGAGAGTTCATTAGTAGAATTAGACAATATGCTGGATAAACACATACTACCTTTTTTTGGTGATAAGGATACATTTAAGATTACTATAAAGGATATTGAAGACTGGAAAAAAATTAAGTTAAAAGAAACCTATTATAACAAGGTTTTAAAACAAGATGTTACATATTCAATTAAACACCTGCAAAGCATGTTTAATGTCTTAAATAATGTATTTAAAAGAGCTATTATAATTTATGGATTAAGAGATAACCCTTGTATTAGAGCTGAAAACTTTAAAAGAAATAAAAATATTGCCAGAAGAACAGCACTAACTAGAAATGACTTTTGGACTTTAGATGAATTGCTTCATTTTTTAAATTTTGTCGAAGTTGATGACTTTTTTTACGCATTGTTTCTTACTCTTGGTTCAACCGGTCTTAGAATAGGTGAAATTAGGGCTATTACTGTTGAAAAACTTGATACCCTAACCCAAGTATTACTAGTAAATGAAAATGTAACCAGAGGCAGAAATGGCAAGTACATCGGTACAACAAAAGAAGGTCGTGAAAAATCATTTAAACTTCCTGATATAACTTTTAAAGCAATTCTAAATATAATAGATAATAAATTGCCGACTGATTTTATATTCAATAAATCATATTCAACAATTCACAGAAAGTACAAACAATTGCTTGAACTTTCTGGAAACAAACATATTAAACCTCATGGATTCAGACATACATTTATATCTGCACAATTAGAAATGGGAACTAGTGAAATGACAAT